GTTATACTCCTTTCGTTCCTCCTTGTCCTTACGAGGCATAGGAGATTTTCCCGTGTTGGCTACTAGGGTCTTTCAAATGTTACCATAATCATGTAACATCTAAAACATCCCTGACAGTCGCATAGTGCGGCTGACACTAGCCAAGACAGGAGAATGACATGGCTCGTACTACTTTTTCAGGTCCCTTGAAGGTTGACACAGCTTTTTGGGCAAGCCCAATTCTTTTCGCAAATCTGCCAACAGCTTCCGCTGATAACGAAGGTTATATCTACTACGTGTCTAATGCTCGTAAAGCAGCAGAGGGCGCGGGTGCAGGTACAGGAAACCTAGTATTTTCTGACGGTTCAAACTGGATTCGTGTAGATACTGGCGCAACAGCAGCAGCATAAGGAGTTAACTTATGGCTGGTCCAGTAAAAGCATATAACTGGGTTCAAGGAACGACGGCAGCAGTCGTCGGTCCATCTCGTTCACGTTTACGTCAAGTGGTAATTTACGCTGCTGCGGCTGGGGCATTCACGTTGAAAAACGGAAGTGCGACAGGCGACACCTTGGTAACACAAAAGTTTCCAGTAGGTCACCACGTTATGAACATTCCTGATGATGGCATTATTGCTACAGAAGGAGTTTTTGTATCTGCGTTTACGGGTTCGGCAAATGAACTCACAATAATCTTGTCATAGGTAAAGGAGACTTAGCATGGCAGATGCAGCAACAGTTGTTATGAAGGCTACCATCCTACCAGATGAGATTGCCAAAACCATAACAGACACAACCACCGTCACTCCGAAAGACGCGAATGACAAGTGGTACTACAAACTAACCGAAGTTCAGAATGCGAGTTCTGATTTGATCGCGGGTTACTTCGTTGATTACACTGCGGTAGCTTCGAACACTAGCCCGACAGCGGTATCGACATCAGACAAGATTGAGTTCTTGTATGTTCAAAACCTTGATGCAGCCAACGACATCTACATGGTGTTTGACGCGGGTACAGCTTCGAACACTGCGGGTGATGCAATCAAAGTTGGTCCGGGTGAATCTTGGTATGGTCGCCTTCCAAACGCGACTGTGGCGGACGTTCACGCAATTGGCTATGACCCAGTCGGCGCGGCAGCGATTGCAGTTAATGCGGTTGTGGCAGCACTGATCGACGACATCTAAGGTTAGTGCGATGGCGTACGACATCCGATCCATAACTCAGGTCGGTACATCGGAGCCATTTGAGCTTCAGGTGGCTCGGGGGCAGATCCCGGGTCACTCTTTTGTGCATAAATTCGGCGCGGTTCCTGAGATGTCAGTTAACACAACGGGCACTATATGGGACGTCGATGATACTTTGTATCCTTGGTCAGCTTTCGCTACAGCCGGAACGTTGACGGTAGATCGTGCAAGCGCAAGTGACGCGGGTAAGACGATCACGATTGTTGGTTTAGATTCCAACTATGAAGAAATCACGGAAAATGTAACGCTTACGGCTGCGACGGGGAATGCCACGACGCAATCCTTTATTCGTGTATACAGAGCGTATATGTACAACGGATCGGCAACGAACGTTGGGAACATTGATGTTAAAAAGGGTGCGACGACGGTTGCGCGTATTACGGCTGGTAAGGGTCAGACTCTTATGGCTGTTTATACTGTTCCAGCAGGTTACACTGCATATCTAACTCAAGGTGTTATGACTATTGAAAGCGGTGGGGATGCCACAGGCGATATGTTTGTTCGTTATAGTGGCGAGATAGCTTTTCGTATAGGTCACAGTTTTGAGGTAGCGTCTTCGGAGTACCATTATGGGTTCACTATTCCTCAACGTATTCCTGCAAAATCTGACATAGATATTCGAGCGAGTGTCCGAACAAACAACTCTCGTGCTACGGCAGCATTCGATATTATACTGATTAAAGAACAGGGGAGCTTGTGATGCCTAAGATCGACAAGTCTAAGATGAAGTGCAACAGCCCTAAGCGTCAGGTTTCTGGCGGCAAGAAGTTTGTTGTAAAGGCTTGCGATAAAGGTAAAGAGAAGATCATCCGCTTTGGGGATGCGAACATGACTATTAAGAAGTCTAATCCCAAACGTCGGAAGTCTTTCCGTGCCCGTCATGGGTGCGATACAAAACGATTAGACAAACTGACGGCCCGTTACTGGTCCTGTAAAATGTGGTAGAACCATGGATAAGAACTTTCAACTTGTACTTTGGACAGCAGGAATTGGATTGTGCTCTACTGGTTTGGTGTGGATGATTACCACGCTGTTTACAGTGGATAAGCGTACTGAGGTTATGGATGTTAAGATGGAGGTTATGGATGAGAAGATCGACCATCTGGTACAGGTTATGGAGACCGTGATCGAAAGGCAGGCTAAATATGATAAGTCGTGGACAAATGTCCTTCCAAGTCACCAAGCCTCCGTCAAAGAGGACTAAAAATGCCAGCAAAGAAAACCAAAAAAGACGCGTGTTATCACAAGGTCAAGGCTCGTTACAAGGTCTGGCCCAGCGCGTACGCGTCGGGGGCACTCAGCAAATGCCGCAAGGTCGGGGCCGCAAACTGGGGAAACTCTACTAACAAGAAGGCTGACGGCGGACTGATTACTTCGTTTGATAACCCAAAGCGTCCAGCACGGAATCGCTACAAGGATGGCGGAGTAATTGCTTCTGGTTGTGGTTGTGTTGAGGAGAACAGACGTAAGAGTACAAGGACGTTCTGATGGCAAAGAAGAAAAACTCTTTGCGGGAATGGTTTAGTCAAAACGACGGAAAAGGTTGGGTTGACTGCAAAACAGGTAAGCCCTGTGGGCGTCAAAAGGGCGAGAAGCGTAAAAGTTATCCTGCGTGTCGTCCTACGATGGCGCAGTGTACATCTGCCGCAAAGAAGAAAAAATCTTCTAAGCGGATTAACTGGAAAGCCAATGGTGGCTTGGTAAGAGTGTTTTGATAACTGAAAGGAATATGCTATGAAAGATCTAAGCGGAGATGGAAAGGTTACCAAGAAGGACGTTCTGATTGGTCGTGGTGTCATTGAGAAGAAAAGCGGTGGCATGATTAAAAAAGGCTACAAATATGGTGGTAAAGTCAAAGGCTACAAAGCTGGCGGTTGTGTAATGGCTGGTCGTGGTGGATCATATAAAGGCGAATCGTAATGACAACTTCAGGTTCAAGAGACTTTGAACTCGACGTCGCTGAGATAATCGAAGAGGCGTACGAGCGTTGTGGGCTAGAGGTCCGCACAGGGTATGATGCCAAGACGGCACGTCGGTCTCTGAACCTGATGTTTGCTGACTGGGCCAACCGAGGATTAAACCTTTGGACCGTCAATGAGGGAGTTATCGCTCTTACTGAAGGTCAGGGTCAAGAGACTCTTCCTGCTGATGTTGTCGATCTCTTAGAGGTTGTTCTTCGTCGAAACGGCACTGATTATGAGGTCGACAAGCTTAGTCGTGGTGAGTACTTAACGCTTCCCAACAAAACGACAAAGGGTCGTCCTAGCCAGTTGTATTTTGATCGCAAGATCCAACCTGTGATTAACGTTTGGCCTGTCCCGGAAAACTCAACAGATCAATTGGTTTATTATTATGTACGTCGAATTGAAGACGCCGACGCTTTGGTCAACACTACCGATATGCCTTTTAGATTCTATCCCTGTATGGTTGCTGGTCTTGCCTACTACCTTGCAATGAAACGTGCTTTGGATCGAGTGCAGATCCTGAAAACCGTATACGAGGAAGAGTTTCAACGTGCAGCGGACGAAGATGAGGCGCGTACTCCGCTAAAACTACAACCTAGTATCCAGTACTTGAGGGTCTAATGGCATACGCGTCTGGTAAAAAAGCATGGGGTATTTCTGATCGTTCCGGTCGACGCTATCGTCTTCGTGAGATGAAGCTTGAATGGAATGGTGCCCTTGTTGGTCCAGACGAGTATGAGCCGAAGCATCCTCAGTTATTTCCTATAAAGGTTGGACCTGATCCACAGGCTCTTCGTAACCCACGCCCGGAGCAAGATTTACAGGGGCAACGAGTTTTACAGTATGGGTTTCGTCCCGTCGGGTTTAGGGACATTCCCGGTGTTACGCCGCCAAATGCATTGGTAGCGAACGGTCAGGTGGGTACTGTTGGTTTCCCTATAACTGTTGCGGTGACGGGTTCCACTGCTACATTTAGCACGGGCACTGTTGCGTTTCCTAAACGCGTTCCTGTTACGGGGGTATCTAGCTCTGGTGCGACGGCCCCTGTTTCTTTCTCTCTTTCCTCCAGCATTTCTTCTGGGGCTGGTGGTTCTGGTACTGGCGGTGTTGGCTCAGTTACGGTGGTGATATAATGGCGTTTACATACGATCAGCTAAAACAAGCTATACAAGACTATACAGAGAACTCCGAAACGAGTTTTGTAAACAACCTGCCGATCTTTATTCGAGCAGCGGAAGAGCGTATTCTAAAGAACGTGCAGCTTAACCTGTTCGAGAGAAATCTGACGGGCACGATGACAAACAATAACCCGTATATTGCGTGTCCATCTGACTTTCTTGCGCCTTCTGGTTTGCAGGTGGTTCCGTCAGGGTCGGCTGCTGCGTCTCCTTACGGTGAACGCATTTATCTAGAGTTTAAAGAGCTTTCTTTTGTGGAAACATATACTCCTGACCCCGCAACGACAGGCGTTCCTAAGTATTATGCCCAGTTTAATGTAGGTAACTTCCGTTTAGCACCAACTCCAGATGTCGATTACGAATTTACGATTCAGTACCTGTATCGCCCAGCTAGCCTAACGGTAGGCTTGGGCAATGCAACAACATGGTTGAGTGAAAACGCTGAATTGTCTATGTTGTATGGATCCTTGGTTGAAGCTTATATCTTTATGAAAGGTGAGCAGGACGTTATGGCCTTGTACAACCAACGCTTTACGGAGTCCTTAACAGGTCTTAAAATGCTTGGAGAAGCAAAAGAGACCACACAAAATTACCGTGTGGGTGACGTGGTGAGGAATAAAACGTAATGTTTAAACTAAACTTAGATGTAAGCGACGAGCCAATCGTGAACGTACATACAACAGAAGGGCGGGGGTTCACGCCTGACGAAGTTGCGGAACGTTGTGTAGAAAAATTGATCAGCGTATCGGATACAGCGCATCCAGCTATCCGTGATCAAGCACGAGCGTTCCAAAAGCACATGGAGAAGGTGGTTGCATATTATATGCGCGAAGCTATTCGCAGTGACCGCACAACCGTGTATAATGCCCTTAATGATGCGGGGCATCCAGAACTGGCTGACGCAATAAGGAGATTATGACATGGCGATCACCCAAGCAATGTGTAGCTCATTCAAGCAGGAACTGCTTGAAGGCAAGCACGACTTCACGGCCTCAACAGGCCACTCATTCAAACTGGCGTTGTTCACAAGTTCAGCGACACTAGACGCGTCTACAACAGACTATTCGACTACAAACGAAGTGACTGGCACAGGCTATACTGCTGGTGGCGGTGCGTTGACAAACGTCACACCTACTTTGGATGGTACAACAGCGATCACAGACTTTGCAGACTTGACGTTCTCAACAGCGACAATCACTGCAAATGGTGCAATGATCTACAACACCACAACTGGTGGTGGGTCAAGCACAACTGATTCTGTAATCATCTTGGCGTTTGGTGGCGATAAGACATCAACTGCTGGTGACTTTACTATTCAGTTCCCAACTGCTGATGCGAGTAACGCGATCATCCGTATTGCCTAAGCGGTAAAGTCCGATGGCAATAATTTCGGGATGGGGTAGAGGTACATGGTCTCAAGGGACTTGGGGCGAACCTATTCCGATTGTTGTCACGGGAGAGGCGGGGACAGGTGCGACTGGCACTGTTTCTGTTATTGCGAAAGCTAATGTTCCAGCGACAGGGCTGGCTGCATCGGGCGCAGTCGGCTCTGTTTCTGTTGTTGCGGAAGCAAATATCGCGGTTACAGGCGAAGAAGCCACTGGGGCGACGGGTTCTGTAGACGTTATAGCGAAAGCGGTTGTTTCCCCGACAGGTATTGAGGCCACTGGTGCAACTGGCACGGTTGCGATCTCTGGCGATGCAAATGTTCCACAAACAGGTTTGGCGGCGACAAGTGGCGTAGGCTCTGTCGTTGTTGCTGCGAATGCGGACGTTGCTCCAACAGGTTTAGCGGCTACTGGCGGCGTAGGCTCTGTTGATATCGACGGCGCAGCGAATGTGCCGACGACTGGTATTGCTGTTACTGGCAGCGTGGGCAGCGTTACGATTGACGCGGGTGCTGGCGTAGCGGTCACTGGCGAAGAGGCGACGGGTGCCGTTGGCACTGTCGCTGTAGATGCGGCTGCAACGATATTAATCACAGATACCGTTGACATAACATTCCGCATGAGAGGTCAAGTCGGCACCGTCATAGCTGGCATATCTGTAGACGTTATAACAACAGGATTGTCTGCAAGCCCAAATGTTGGTAATGTAACCGTGAAAGCAAACGCGGATGCAGTAGTTACTGGCTTTGGTCAGCAAGGAGAAGTAGGAAATGTCAGGGTCGATAGTGAGGTTGTTCCTGTCCAATTTCCGAGCTACACTAACCCGAATGGCGCAACTCCTGACGCACCACTATCCGCGCCGTCATATCTCGAACCGGGTGGCGTTATTAACCCGGGCGCACCACTATCTAGCCCCGGCTACAAAGAAGTAGCATAGGAGACCTGAATGCCCAGTACGTTTACAACAAACTTCGCCTTAGAGAAGATTGCCACAGGTGAGCAGTCGGGTACGTGGGGCGATACAACAAACTACAACGTCGACATCTTTGATCGGCTGGCTGGTTACACACAGATTACAATGACAAGCACCACAGAAACGTTGCAGGTTCGTCCCTCAACGCCTTCTCAGGGTGGTGACAACACTGAAGACGGTATGTTCCGCGTGATTGAGTACGTGGATGGTGCGGACTTGGGCGGCGACGTTACACTAACGATTGCCCCAGCGGGAACAAGAGCGTTTTTCTTTATTAAAAATTCCCTTACAGCGGACCGTAATATCATCGTAACGCAGGGCAGCGGTACGAATGTAACTGTTCCGGGCAGCGGTAAGGTTAGCATTTTGTACGGAGATGGTGGCGGTGCGAGTGCAAATGTGGTAAGTATTAGTGATACTTTGGCGATGTCCAATCCTGAGATTACTGGTGGTACAGCGACAGGATTAAGTGATTTGAGCATGGCGGATGCTGCTGCTCAGACACGGGCACATACAGGGTTAAATGTAGATGCAGCGGGTACTGCCGTGGCATTATCAATTGCGTTAGGATAGTCGAATGGCAACAAACACGTTTAAACGAAAGTTCTCAAGCAGCGTCGGCACGACGGCAACGGCAGTTGGTGGCTACGCGGTTCCGATGGACACACAGACAACGGTGATTGGTCTGGCCTGTGCAAACCGCACGGCGTCACAGATTACGGTTGATGCGTACTTGGAAGACAACCTTGGGAACATTGTGTATCTAATTAAAGATGCGCCTGTCCCGAGCGGTGGTTCTTTGATTATCATCGGTGGTGACCAGAAGGTTGTTTTGGAACTGAGCGACGAGATCAAGGTTGTATCGGATACGGCGTCGTCTTTGGATGCGATAATGAGTATCTTGGAAATCGAGACGTAAGCGTAGGAGCGACTAGATGGCATATCAAGGTAACGCCCCAGCAACGGTATATACAAGCACCACGAAGGACACCTTTAGTGGCGACGGTTCGACGACCGCGTTTACATTGTCCCGCGCTGCGACGCAGAATGCGATTCGTGTTGTTGTAGCGAACGTTGTTCAGGACCCGGGGGTCGCGTACACATGTACGGGGACTACGCTGACGTTTACATCTGCTCCGCCCAGCGGCACGAATAACATTTATGTTGTGCATTTGGGTCCACCTGCGGCGACGATTAGTCCGGCGGACGGCACTGTTGGCGGCTTCTTTAAGGGGGAGCGTGGACAGGTTGGTCAGAGCGGCGGTGCGGGGGACATCTTCCGTGTAAACGAGCAGACCTTGAATAGCGACGTAACGATTGACGCAACAGAGAATGCTTCATGCACAGGCCCACTAGCCGTTGCATCAGGGGTAACACTCACCGTCACAACTGGGGGGAACTTGAGCATTGTCTGAGATTAGAGCAACAACAATTAGTGATGCGGCGGGTACTGGGCCGATTACGCTGACGAAGCAGAGTGCTGCGAAGGCGTGGACTTCTTGGAGCCAAGCTACCCCAAGTATACACGACAGTCTCAACACAAGCAGTTTAACGGATACCGCAAACGGTCAAGGGGCATTAAATTGGACTAGTGCGTTTGATGGAACTTTAACTTACACTGCACCGTCTAACGCTAACTATGTTTCAGCAGCTGGTGCATATAGTGTTAGTTTGGTTGATGATTATGGGTATAACACCAGATCAGGTTCTGTGTGGTCTTACAAATGCACTTACACTAGCTCCTCATCAGGAGTATTTTTTGACCCTCAGGTTGGTCAAGTAAACTGTCAAGGAGACCTAGCATGAGTACACTAAAGGTCACAAACATCCAAGCCACGGGTGAAACAGCTAGTCGTGCAGTGTCAGGCGTTGCGGCGGTGTGGGTAAAGTTCCAAGCGTATAGCACAAATTCAATTTTTGATAGTGTGAATGTTACGAGCTTTACGGACAATGGCACAGGTAGTTTTACCGTAAATTTTAACAACAATATGGCAAATGCCTTTTATTCGGCTACTGCTGGCAAGTGGAAATCAAATGCCAAATATGGTTTTGGTTTACGCACCCAT